CGCTCGTCTGCGCGTGTGGGACTGTATCGTCTGCGGTGATGACGTGCTGATGTTTGTAACCCGCGCCGAGGTCGCAGCCTTACAGGCTGTGATACCCGGCGTCGCGATCAGCATCGGGCATCGAATCACTGCGGTCGCCGACGTCGTGTATGACTGGCGGGAAGTCACGAGCGGTAAGGCGCGACCGGTACCCGGCGCGCATGGGTGGACATTGGTCCGTTCACCGGTGTTGGAACTATCGACCGCATTCATGTCCCACAAGCTGTTCCGTGAACCGAACAGCGCTCGCCGTGCGGCGCGCACGCTGGCGCAGGGACTGCTGGCTGCCAATCAGGGCATTCCGGTGGTCCAGGCGCTTGCGGTCGGCGTGCTTATGACGACCGAGGGTGAGCAGTGGTGGGACGATGTGTTCGATCCCTACGAGCGAAGACAGTTGGAGCTGGGAGCGGCCAAGGGCGATTGGCACACCGCACTCCCAGTGACCCCAACTCATGAAGCGAGGCAGTGGTACACCTCGCATTTCGGTGTAAGCGTGGATCGCCAGCTGGAACTCGAGGAACGGTTTGCCAGGGGTGTCGAAACAGGGATGTTCTTTGACACTGCACAACCGTTTTGGGTTGCCGGCTCCAGGGCGGCGTACTTGGTGGATATGCCAATGAACGCCGACCTAAGTGGTGTGTTGTGAGCGGTGCCCCCGGCATGTCGCGGCCTCTGTTACCCGCACCGTCTAGTCGGCACCCGGGTAAGGTGCGGACTTCGCCGAGCGCCTTCAGTGCTGTGGCCAGTCCCCTTTGGTGGGGTGACGCGGCGAGAACGTGGGTGTGTGCGTCGCGGAAGCAGGCCAGGTAGCTGGAGCGGGCCGACGCAAGGAGCGGTGGTAGGCAGGGTGATGACGGTTAGCATGGGTGGGCCCATGTCAGGCGCGGGGAGGACAGTGCCGGGTCGATCCGTCACAACACCGGCGGGAGCGTGGCCTCAAGCCACGTCGGGGCCAACGGCGGCCCCGTTAACAAATGTGCCGGGCGCTCCTGTCTTGGTGCGGAGCGTATGGCTAACCCGAGTGCGAATTACAACATCCCGG